CATAGGGAAAGAGTGTTCATTGTTGGACATCTTAGAGGAACATGTGGACGAAAAGTATTTCCTATCACACAAGACGGTAGAGAGACTGATGGGATACCGAAACAAACAGTTAATACAATCACAACCAGAACAGGGCAAGACAACACAGTCGGGACATATGTTGTTGAAAATAAACAGTATGACCAAATTAAACAAATAGTTGGCGGCAGCCAAGGGCGACGTGTATATGATCCTACCGGAGTAAGTATTACTCCTTCATCACAGGGAGGCGGGATAGGTAACACGACTGGATTATATGCAGTATCGGTTCTTACTCCGGATCGAATAAATAAACGCCAAAACGGACGGAGATTTAAAGAAAGCGGAGAGCCTATGTTTACCTTAACAGGACAAGACCGACATGGAGTAATGATAAAAGATTACAAAATTAGGAAATTAACCCCTAAAGAATGCTTTAGATTACAAGGGTTTCCCGATGAATACTTTGAACGCGCAGCATCTGTCAATAGTGATAGTCAACTATATAAACAGGCAGGCAATAGTGTGACTGTAAATGTAATTTATGAAATAGCGAGGAAGTTATGAAGGTCAACATTTTCGATACAAAAAACAGATATGCAATAATCTACGCCGATCCGCCGTGGGAATATAAACAAAGCGGATCTGCTAATAACAAACGTGGAGCGGCAAAAGCGCACTATAAAACTATGGCAACTGATGAAATTTGCCGTCTCCCTATTTCTGAAATTTCAAACGAAGATGCAGTGTGTTTTATGTGGGCAACATTTCCCAATATAAACGAAGCCCTCAAAGTTATGGAAGCGTGGGGGTTTATATACAAAACGGCGGCATTTGTGTGGGTGAAAACGAATAAAAAAACACCATCTCTTTTTTGGGGCATGGGAGCATACACAAGGGCAAACGCGGAAATATGTTTGTTGGGAACAAAAAAGAAAACAAAAGCGTCCAAGATGGTGAAAAATCACAGCATACATCAAGTCATAATAAGCCCAGTGGAAGAGCATAGCAAGAAACCCGACATCACCAGAGAAAGGATAGCTCAGTTAATAGGGGATGTTCCCCGCATAGAATTATTCGCTAGAAATGAATGCGAAAACTGGGATTGCTGGGGAAATGAAGTATAAAGAGTAGTTCGGGAATTCCGAACCACTGAGGAGGTAAAAAATAAAATTATATATAAGCGGAAAAATCACCGGAGAAAGCCAGCGGCAATTAAAGCCCACATGGAGAATGGAACAAATTTTAAGGAATTCCACACCTAACAAAAGGAGGCACAACATGACTAACTTTGAAAAATACAGGGACGAAATATTAAAAATAAACAAAACTGAGATGGTAGCGGTGGATAAAGAAAAAAATACGCCTGTGCGTTGTAGCATATATCCATGCTGCGATTGCATATTTAAAGACGGGGTCTGCACACAAGAATTTATCAAATGGCTATACTCTGAACACCAAGAGCCAGCCCCAAAACTAACAAAGACGGAGAGAGCATTCTGCGAAGTAATGGAATATGGATGCATAGCAAGAAATAAAAATGGTAATTTGCTTTTTTATATAGGATATCCACACAAGAGTGGATGCACATGGGAAAGCATACACAATTATGTTTATATTAACTCAGACTTATTTAAATTCATAACATGGGAAGACGAAAAACCGTGGAAAGTAAAAGACCTATTAAAGCTGGAGGTGGAGGAATGAAATTATATATAAGCGGAAAAATCACCGGAGAAAAAGATTACAAAAGCAAATTTGAACGCGGTGAATCTGAAGTCGAAATTATGGGTCACATACCATACAATCCATCTAAAATTCAACTACCAAAAGAAGCAAATTACGAAGAGTATATGCATATGTGTTTTGCGATGCTGGATATTTGTGACGGAATATATATGCTAAACAACTGGCAAGAAAGCAAAGGCGCAAACCGAGAGCTAGGATACGCCATAGGAAGAGGGAAGGCAATCTTCTATCAGGACGATAGGACGGCATTCATATGGAGGCAAAAATGAAACAAAACGAGATAAACATAAAATTGGCCGAAAAAACAGAGCAAATAAGCGACAACCTAGATTCTTTTAAAAAAGAAGCAGGAGAGGTAATGTGCTCTATGGCTAGCATAATGTCTACCATGAATAAAATGATTGACTGTGAACGCCGCATGCAGCACAGAACTAATATAGCTCATGCCGTGGCAATCATCCTAACGAACATAGCCCTTGTTTTAGCCATATTGAAAGGAGCCATATAAAATGAGCACCATATATAAATGTGACATATGCGGAAAAGAAATGGCAAGAGTACAAAATAAAATTACATTAACCAAAAACGAAGTGAAAACATGTGATATTGCTCAAACTGCGGCAATATATGCGGACGAGCAACCGATATATGATGTATGTCCTGACTGCTATGAAAAAATAAAGCAAAAACTAGATAATAATACGATAAAATCTGATTCATGTTATACATGCAGATATCATAAAAGCTGTAACCCCGACGAATACCCGTGCTCACAGTGTAGCCATAATTATACAAGCCAGTACGAACATGAATAGGGAGAGAAAAGATGAGTAAAAAAATAGTAATCTGTCGACATCTGGACGGCGAGATAAATACACGCGCCTACATAGTACCAAAGCACATAAATGTAGAAAAAGATGACATATTATTAGCAGAAACTAAAATAGAGAATTACCAAAACATAGTTGTAGCACAATCATCATCACATATATTAGAAGACGACATAGTTAGTATAATCACAGGAGGCCAATGTGTAAATTTACATATACTAGACAAGCTTATACCGCGAAGCACATTAAGGGCAGATGGCGAAATTCTAAACAACCCAAAAAGAAAAAACATGAAAAAAGAAATAATAGAAATAGCTGAACACTTCGGATATGAAGCCCAAAAGAACATGCTGATAGAAGAACAGGCGGAGCTGATTCAGGCGTTAAATAAATATGACAGAACGAAAACCGAAGAAACGTTCGGAAACATCGTTGAAGAAATGGCCGACGTAGAACTAATGATAGGACAAGTTAAATATCTATTAGACATCAATCAAGACGCTATAGATGAAATAAAAGAAGAGAAAATCAAACGTATAAAAGAAAAAATAAGAGAAGAAGCATGAGAGAGAATCTAAAAAAAGCCCGGCGAGCTGCCGGACTTACACAACAACAAATGGCGGATAAATTACATATTACATTGAGATACTATCAAAGCATTGAAGCAGGAGAAAAAACCGGAGATTTTACCATATGGGATACTTTAGAAGATATTACAGGGATACATCAACGGAAACTCCGAGAGATTCAAGATAGTCATCACGGCCAAGAAGCCAATCAGTAGGGACCATAAGGACATCAGCGAATAACACAAGTGAATCGTATGATGGATAGCGGACACCTTGCTCATAGCCTTGGTAAGTACGCAAGGCAATATTTGCCTTATCAGCCATATTTTGTTGGGTTATATTACGGGCCATCCTTGCTGCCCTGAGCCTTTTACCGAAAAACATATGTACCTCCTAGAAAAATATTGACTACGCTCAAATTGTACGTTATAGTAGGAATATATACAACGCGCAAATTGAGCGTAGAGCGAAAGAGGAACACATGAAGAGGAAATATAAAAAAGCATATCGGTACATAGAAGACCCGCGAATATATGCGATATACATAACCAAAACAAACACACTTTTAGTGACCACAAACGAAGCAGGATATAACGGCCTTATTTATATCATATAAAACCTACATATATATATGAAGAAAAAATTGGCGCTCGGTATGAGCATTCGAGCTAGTAATGAGTAGTAATAAAAGAGGCATGTATGTATAGACAGAAAAAATACATAATGAGGAACTATATGGAAATAGAAATCTTCCCAAGACCCGAAAATGTAAAACCATACAAAAGGGCAAAAAGAATTACAGGGACAAGCCCGGCACAAAAAAGATTAAACGACAAAAAGGCGGTTAAATATTTCAACAGACTGGTACATACGAATTTTGACGAAAATGATTTATTCGTCGATTTGACATTCAACAATGAGAATCTACCGGCTAGCCGTAACGATGCTATCCGCATAGTCAAAAACTATGTGGACAGAATAAAGAGGCTGAGAAAAAGAAAAGGGTTGCCAGAACTAAAATATATATATGTCATATCAGACAGTGACGACTTAGGCAATAAAAAAAGGCTGCACGTTCACATGATAATGAACGGAGGAATAGACAGAGACGAAGTAGAAAAGAAATGGAACTGCGGATATGCTCAAACTGACCGCCTACAACCTAACGAATATGGTGTAACAGGAAAAGTGATGTATATGGCTAGACAATCAAAGGGAGATCGCATGTGGGCGGCAAGCAAGAATCTAGAAAAGCCGGTTGCAATAGTTAGTGACAAAGCAATCAGCAGAGGAAAAGCCGAAGCGATGGAAAGAAACCCCGAAGACAGAGCGTTCTTTGAGAAGCTATATCCTGGCTGGACGTTTACTGATTGCATAGTTGAATACCCAGACGATGACGGACTGAAAAGAGGGACAAGCTTCCTCATCAGGATGAGAAAGGAAAAAAACAATGAAAGCAAAAGAGTATCTAAGAGAATACGAACGCCAAACGTACAAGATAAAATTGCTTGAGAAAGAGCTAGAGGAAGTAAACGACAACATAGATAATCTGTCCCAATATAGTGATGGTTTTCCAAAAAGGAAAGAACCATCGGACAAAGTAAGCAGACTGGCGGCAAAGCTTGCGGACCTGACTGCTGAGATAGCGGAAAAAAGAACAGAAGCACTGCTTAAAAAAAACGAGATCCGAAAAACCATATTAAAACTCAAAGATACCAGATACATACAAATCCTAACAGAGAGATACATGTTATTAAACAGGTGGGAACAGATAGCGGTTAATCTAAACTACAGCTGGCGATATACACTAAAGCTGCATGACCGTGCACTTGAAGAGGTACAAAAAATCATTGACAAAGAAAAGAGGACATAAAAGGACATATTGAAACGTGATACTATGATATTGTAGAAATACACGAAAAGGACATCCATTTAAATATCTCCTTTAACAGTCCCGGGCAAGACTAAAAACTGCCCAAATATTATGAACTACGGAAGCAAACGCTGGAAGAAAAAAAGAGAAAAGATATTAAGGCGAGACAAATACATAGATAAAATAAAGTCAAGATACGGAATAACCGTAGAAGCTACAATAGTCCATCACATATACCCATCGGAAGACTATCCGGAATATGCATGGGAAGACTGGAACCTTATATCTGTGAGCGCGTCAACACACAGAGAGCTGCACAAGCTAGATGGCAGCCTATCAGAGAAGGGGATAGAGCTGATGAATAGGACAATACCACAGGAGAAGAAAAGATGATTGACAAGCTAGAAGAGTTAAAGGATAAAATCATTGACGGAACAACAACTACTAAAGACATAAACACAATAAACGAATTCATAAAAGTATTGGAGAAGCAGGACCAGATTTTGAAGAATGCAGCTCCGGCGCTAAATGAATCCGAACTTGAAATGCTGCCGGCAGCTCCGGTAATAAATATTGGTGAAATACACGTCAACATATGGAGCAGCATCGATGAAGAGGAATAAAACAAACATGAAGAGGGCTGAAGGAAGAGTAAAAAAGACAGGCAAGAAAAGAACAAAGGACCTGAAGAGAAACAGCGAGGAAAGAATATTCCCCCCCTCATTCCCCCGTGCTCTTCGCCCGTCTATAATGCGACGGGTATAAACGTTTCCAACTCTGATTAAGTTTTTGGAAACGGTTTAATAAAATCCATGATTCAGAACACAAAAAAATAATATACATTTTATGCCAACAAAAATTGACACATTTTTTAAAGGCAAATTAAACGAATTTTAAAACAAAAAAACGCATAAAATTTCATACAAAAAATTAAAAAATTGGAACGTACTGCATAAGCCCTAGGGCATGCGGTCTATATATTGCCTACTGGGTGGGCATGGCATACAGGCTGCCATTAGTTCCAGCCGAAGCGCTATGGCTGGAACGCCTGTTGTAACAGATTCCAGAAAGGGCATGGGCACATGAGAGCGGTCACGTATGAGAAAAGAATAATTAAAGACATGAAGGCTGTGAGAACATACAAAGATGAGTTCATGCAGACAATCAAAGTTCTTGCAAAAATATACGAGGAATTCGACAAAGCTAAAGAACAGTTTGACCAAAGCGGAGGACAATATATTATTACATATACAAACAAAAGCGGAGTAACCAATACAGTTAAAAACCCACTGTATAGGATAATTGAGGAAATGGAAGAGAAAATACTGGCATACAACAGAGAACTGGGGCTGACGCCGTCAGGTTATAAAAAAATTATGAACAAATTCGAAAAGGAGAAACGGTCCGAGCTGGCCGAAGCACTGAAAGCTCTTGGAAGCTAAAAACTGGAAAGAAGTCCTGGAGTATGCCGAAAATATAAGAAGCGGCAAAAAGATAGCCTGCATAGAACAAAAGCAGGGGGTCGACCGTTTCTTTGAAGATTTAGAAAATCCTAACTATTGGTTAGATAAAGGAGCTGCTGAATTCTGCATAGGAATCATAGAAAAAACATTAAAACATCAACAAGGCGAAGACTTAGAAGGTCATCCGATGCAAGGACGGCCTTTTTTATTGCAGCCATTTCACAAATTCATAACATACAATATCGTTGGATTCAAACATAAAGACACAGACATATTAAAACATCACGAAGTATTGATCTACATTCCGAGGAAAAATATTAAGACCACATTTGCCGCCGCCCTGGCATGGGCATTAGCGTTATATTACCGCCGGAGCGGTTCTAAGGTTTATGTAACATCAGCTGCGCTGATGCAGTCACTGGAGAGCTTCAATTTCCTAACATACAACCTGGACAGAATGGGAGAAAGCGAACGCACCGGAGGAGGAATAAAAATAATTGATAACAACAATGAACATTCAATAAGAGCCGATTTCCCCGATGGCTCTGTTTTTATAAGAGCACTGGCAGCCAACCCAGATGCACAGGATTCGCTGAACTGCAATATAGCGATCGCAGATGAGATGCACGCTTACAAAAAAACTAAACAATATAACCTGTTTAAAGAGGCTATGAAAGCCTACACGAACAAATTGATGATTGGAATTTCCACAGCCGGAGATGATGAGCAATTGTTCTTAGGGCAAAGGTTAAAATACTGCCGAAAGGTTCTGAACGGAACGATAAAAGATGACCAGTATTTTATTTTCATGTGTTGCGCAAACCCGGACGAAAATGGGAACATAGATTTTACAAATCCAAAAGTACATGAAATGGCAAATCCGGCTTACGGCGTTACCATAAGACCGGAAGAAATATTAAACGAATCATTACAAGCCTTAAATGATCCGCAGCAGAGAAAAGATTTTTATTCAAAAAGTTTAAACGTATATACAAATTCCATAAAAGCATATTTTGACATAGAAGAGTTTAGGAGGTCAGACAGAAAGTATAACTGGACTATAGACGAGCTGGCGAAGCTGCCAATTAAATGGTACGGTGGTGCAGATCTATCAAAACTGCACGACCTTACAGCTGCATGCATTATGGGAGTGTATAAGGACGTAACCATCATAATAACACATGCGTTTTTTCCTGTGGTGGCAGCACACGAAAAAGCAGAGAAAGACAGCATCCCACTATTCGGCTGGGCTGACGACGGCAATTTAACGTTATGTAATAGTCCGACTGTTAATTATGCAGACGTGGTCAATTGGTTTAAAAGCATGAAACAAAAAGGATTCAAAATAGTACAGGTCGGTCATGATAGAAAATTCGGAAGGGAATTTTTCATTGAAATGAAAAAAGCAGGTTTCAGAATAGTAGACCAGCCGCAGTATTATTTTAAAAAATCCGAAGGATTCAGATATATAGAGAAAGCGGCTAAGGATGGCAAACTGTACTACCTGCATTCCGACGCATACGAATATTGCGTACAGAATGTTTCTGCAATAGAAAAAACAGACGACATGATCATGTACGAAAAAATAAACCCAAAACTGAGGATAGATCTATTCGACGCCTCAGTTTTTGCATGTATACGATATTTAAATTTACTGGAAAGAAACGAAACAGGCAAGGAGTGGTGGAATGGCAAAGAAAAAGAAAACAAGAGCTGAGCCCAACAAGAAATCGACACAAAAGAGAAGCGTCATAGGGTTTTGGAATGACAAGAGCGGCACAGATTTAGAATGTCGCGGTTATACATCATTATCCCACAGCCCGGAAATAGCTGCAGGAGTTGACAAGATAGCAGAGTTAATAGGTTCCATGACGATTCACCTGATGGAGAATCGCGACAACGGAGACGTGAGAATAAGGAATGGACTGTCAAGAAAAATCGACATAAACCCATATTCAAAGAGCACAAGGAGCCAATTCATCAAGTGGATAGTAAGAACCATGTTCCTGGAAGGCAACGGAAACGCGGTGGTCTATCCGGTAACGGATAGCGGATATATTGACGATTTGAGACCAATCCCGGCGAGCCTGGTTTCATTCATCCCAGTCGACATATGGGATTACAGAATAGCGATAGCCGGAGTTGAATTCGAACCGGATAATGTATTGCATTTTACATTAAATCCTGACGCGTATTATCCCTGGAAGGGGAGAGGATACACACTAACGATATCAGACGTAGCCAATAATCTGAAACAGGCGGCAGCCACGGAAAAAGGATTCATGGCATCCAAGTGGAAACCATCACTAATAATAAAAGTTGATGGGCTGGTCGACGAATTTTCAAACGCCGACGGAAGAGAGAAGCTGCTTGATGAATACATAGAAACCAACGAAGCAGGGCAACCGTGGATATTGCCAACAGAACAGTTCGAGGTACAGCAAGTAAAACCTCTTACTTTGTCAGATTTAGCTCTGGCAGATTTCGTAGAACTAGATAAAAAGACGGTAGCTTCCATCTTAGGAATACCGCCTTTTATTTTGGGTGTGGGAGATTTCGAAAGAGATGCTTGGAATAACTTCATCTCTTCGAAGATTATGCCTATATCAGAAGTCATAGAACAAGAACTGACCAAGAAGCTGACGTATAGGCAGGAATGGTTTTTTAAATTCAATCCGCGAAGTCTATACAACTACAACATAACAGATTTAGCAGCCGTGGCAGATGACCAATATGTCAGAGGCATAATGACAGGAAACGAGGTACGAAACTGGATAGGAATGCCGCCAATGGAAGGACTGGACGACCTGATAATACTAGAAAATTATATCCCAAGGGGAATGATAGGAGATCAAAACAAACTGCAAGGAGGTGAGTAAGTGGAACGAAGAATAGTAACAAGCGAATTCAAAACACGGGAAGAAGACGGACGGCGTTATCTGGATGGATATTACGCCGTTTTTAATTCTCCGTACGAAGTATATCCGGGATGGATTGAAGAGGTTGCGCCTGGAGCATTCGCGCGTACCCTTCGCGAGGGCAGAGATGTAAAAGCCCTGTGGAACCATGACAGCAACATTGTGTTAGGGAGCACATCAAACAGAACGGCGTCATTGGCTGAAGACGAACGAGGCCTATATGGTCCGATAGAAATCAACGAAGGAGACCAAGACGCGAAAAACGCATACGCAAGAGTAGAGCGCGGAGACGTGAGAGGCTGTTCATTTGGTTTTGACATAAAAGGCATGGAGGAATGGTGGGACGATGACGGAACATATAGAACACGCCTGACCGACGTTGAACTATACGAGGTTTCCCCTTGTACCTTCCCCGCCTACACACAGACCAGCATAACAGCTAGAAATAAGACCTATTTTGACGAGGCGAAAAAACGTTTTGAAGAGGAAAGACAAAAGAAAACAAACGAATGGCGCGAGAGCATGAAAAAGCGCCTGAAAGGAGAAGAGTAATGGCACTTAAAGTAATAATGCTCAGAAAAAAAATTGATGAAGGCAAGCAAAAATTAGAAATGCTGAGAAGCAAAACGGCTGAATTTCAGACAAGAGAAGCCGAACTGGAAAAGGCTATTGAAGAGGCACAGACGGATGAAGAAAAAAAGGCAGTTGAAGAGGAAGTAAATAAATTCGACACCGAAAAAAGCGCACATGAAAACGAAGTCAGCGAACTGGAAAGAACAATAGCCGACCAGGAAAAAGAACTGGAAGAAATCGAAAGAGCAACACCAAAGCCAAAAGAAGAAAGGAGCACAGAAAAGAGAATGGCAATGACAACAATCAACATCAGAAGCCTCCCGATGAATCAGAGAGCTTTTGATAGCCTCCCGATGGAGACTAGAAAAGAAATAGTTGAAAGGGAAGATGTGAAGACATTCCTTGCTGAAATTAGAGCGGCGGGAAAATTCAAAAGAGAAATACAGGGAGGCGATTTGACCATACCCGTAGTATTCCTCGACCTGATTAGCGAAAACATGTACAGATACTCCAAGTTGATAAATAGAGTAAGAGTAAGAAACGTAAGCGGTGAAGCAAGACAGACCATAGCAGGAACCGTTCCTGAAGCCGTATGGACTGAAATGTGTGGAGCGATAAACGAGCTGACATTCGTATTCAACCAGGTAACCTTAGACGGATATAAGGTTGCTGGATATATTCCTGTTTGCAATTCATTGCTAGAGGATAACGACGTAAATCTAGCATCCGCCATAATAGAAATGTTATCGGAAGCTATCGGATTGGCCAAAGATAAGGCTATCTTGTACGGTAAAGGTTCTGCATCCAGAATGCCCCTGGGAATTGTGACCAGACTGGCACAGACTGCAGCGCCTAGCGATTATCCGGCAAATGCGCCGGCATGGGTAGACCTACATACATCTAACGTTATCCAGATAGACGATGAATTAACAGGCGCCGCATTCTGGGCAGCACTGATGCAGGCTACAGGAAACACATTCACCACATACAGCAGAGGTCGCCAGTTCTGGGCAATGAACAGTAAAACACTGTCCCTGTTAAAATCTAAGGTTATAACCTTTACCGCTTCCGGCGACATCGCCGCCAATATATTTGGAACACTGCCAATTATAAACGGAGATATCGACGTTCTGGAATTCATCCCGGATGGAGACATAATCGGAGGATATGGAGACCTGTACATTTGGGCACAGAGAAGTGGGATAGCTATAGAATCATCCACAGATGCTATGTTTATACAGGACAACACATTATTTAGGGGCAAAGAACGTGCCGACGGCATGCCTATAATTCCAGGCGCATTCGTTGCAATTAACATAAACGGACAAGCAGTCACTACAGCGATGACATTTGCCGCAGACAAGGCAAATGATGCCAAACTGAATGAGTTGACTGTGAACGGGTTGACACTGGCACCGACGTTTGATCCTGATGTATTGGCCTATACGACAACAGCAACTGGAACAAACGGAAAAGTCGAAGCAACGCCAGCACAGGCAGACGCACAAGTAGCAATTGAATACAACGGCGCAAATGTTAGAAACGGCGGTACAATCACATTCGCAACGGGCACATTCCCTCTGACCGTTACTGTAACTAAGGGCAACGCCGTTAGAGTATACACTGTATCCATAACAAAAGCTGGAGAATAATGAACAGTCAAGAGCTGCTGACTATCCTAAAATCCGACCTGCAAATGATTACAAGCGCTAACGACCAGTACCTAACCGAACTTTTAAATTTTTCACAGAATTTAATGGAACGGGAAGGTATCGTATATGACGAATCATTTGAGTGCCAGATGACACAAATACATTATGCTGCCTATCTATTTAGAAGGCGCGGCGGATCGGAGACGACCATGCCGCGCTTTCTGCGTTATGAACTGAATAATTTATTGTTCAGCCAGAAAGGAAAAGTATGACATTCGACGATGGAATCGTAACAATCTACGACGTGCAAAATGGCGCAAAGCCCGGCGATCTGCCAATAAACGTTTTGGTAAATCCCATACAATTTCATTTTGCTGAACAAACGCTGGGAGTGACGAGATACTACGAGGCAATAAAGGCCAACCAGTTAATCGAACGAGTTATAACTATTTATCCCGGCAACGTTACAACCAATCAGGTAGCAGTATTTGAAGATGGAAGTCAGTATTCTATCCGTATGATACAGAGGGAAAACGATGATTTTGGCATAAAGATTCTAAGACTATCGCTGGAGAGGAACGGGCAAAACTATGAAATCGCTGAGCAAAATCCTGGAACCGGTTAAAACTGCATTGCTTGCAGTCACTGAAAATGTCGGCCATTATAAACCGGTAGACGGAACGACAAGCCATATAGTGTACGCCGAAGACAGCTCGAACAATCTTAGCGGCGACAATCTGGCGCTAGCACAGGCCATACAGGGAACTGTCGACCTATACGAACTGGGAGAAACGGGGATGTTCGACAAGGTGCAAAACGCATTAAATCAAACAGGCATTGCATTCTATCTAAATTCTGTGCAATTCGAGGATGGAGAACTGAACGATTTCATCCACTACGAATGGGTTTTTGAGGTGACATAAATGGCATATATAACATTTAAAGGTTTAGAAGAATACGAATTTAAGATTGCAAAACTAGCCAAACAGTCCAAAAGCCTATGCAAGCAAGCTATATATCCGGCTGCCGGATATATGACAGACAGGATAAAAGAGGCTGTCAAAGCATTACCTATCGAGGAAGGAAAAAACGGTTTACCTCCATTTGCACCTCCCGGGGAAAAATTAAACGGAATTTCCACAAAACAAAGGGACGATTTAGCGGATTCCCTAGGAATCGCAAAAATGGAAGAAAAAGAAGGATATATATATGCCAAAATAGGCTGGGACGGATATGGCAGCGTAAAAACAAAAAGTTGGCCGAAGGGAATCCCCAATATCTTATTGGTCAGATCTATAGAGTCAGGAACAAAATTCAGGGTAAAAAAACCGTTCGTAAGACAGACGGTAAACGCCCACAAGAGAGAAACAATAAATCGGATGTCCCAAAAAGTGGACACCATTTTAGAAAAGGAGTTTAAATAATGGCAATAAAAGGATTATCAAGGCCGGTAGTAGGAAAATATTCAAACACCGGTAATACTGTTACATATTCAGATCCTACAGTTGCAAACAAAGCTGCAAGCTATCAGATTGCCTGGACCGTAGGAGACAACAACCCATTATACGCAGACAATAACATAGCTGAAAATGACAAGGGTACCTTCCAGTCTGGTGAGTTAACGCTGTCTACAGCAGACATACCGCAGGAACTGTCATTACTGCTTTTAGGAACAAAATCAGTGACAGACCAAGTAGGGGAAGAATCTGTAACCACGCAGGTATTTGACGATAGCCAGTCTGCACCATATTTAGGATTTGGAATAATTGAGCTACATCAGGAAAACGATGTAGACGAATATAGGGCAGTTTTCCTGCATAAAGTATTTTTCAATATTCCAGAAAACGCCGCAGATACCAGAGGAGAAACAATAAAATGGCAAACGCCTACCATTACCGGAACAATACAGCGTTCAGACCAGGTAGATTCTAATGTATCCCATCCGTGGATGTCAGATGCATGGTTTGAGGATGAAGCCTCTGCCCTTAACTGGCTAGAGTTTAAATGCGGAAAGGCGGCAGAGTAATGAACAGAATAGTAGAAATAGAGATAGCGGGGAAAAAGTACCCGCTATCCTTTTCTTTAGGTGCAGCTAAAAAGATAGCGAATAAATACGGAAGTCTAGAAAAAGCATTTAATAAAATGACTACAGCGAAAGAAACGACGTCCGAAATGCTGGAATCCCTCGTTTTTATTTTATCAGTATTAATAAAACAGGGCTGCGATTACATGAGAATTTTCGAAGGCGCAGAAATAGAGCCTATTTCTGAAGAGGAAATCGAAAACGTTATAAGCATATCGGACATTGAACGAATCGCAAATGCTGTCATAGCCGCCATGAATTCGTCACAGAAAAAAGAAATCGAAACAAAGGCAAACCAAAAAAACGCAAAAGCTCCAAAGGCCATTTGATATTTTATGACCTTTGGGGCCATAAATTGAATATTCCAATGAAAGAATACACATGCATGCCGCTAGGAGAATTTAGCGATCTGATAGACGGTTATTTAATTCTAAACGGCATAGCCGAAGAGGAAACAGAACAATATATCCCGAATCTGAGGTGATTAAATGGCGATAGACATAGGACCTAAAATAGGACTAGACGGCGAAAAAGAATTTCGAACACAATTAAATCAGGTAAATACAGCCATCAAAACCCTGGGCACAGAGATGAAAAAAGTTTCGTCAGAGTTTCAGGAAAATGAAAACAGCCAAGAAGCTTTAAAACGAAAAAATGAAGTGTTAAATAAAACCATCGACGAACAAAGAAAAAAGTTAGAAATGGTTCAAAAGGCACTACAGGAATCCACTGAAAAATATGGCGAAACGTCCACTAAAACACAGCAATGGCAGCAGGTAGTAAACCGCACCGAAACAGCCTTGAATGATTTGCAAACAGAGCTGAAGCAGAACGAACAGGCGCTGCAAGAAATGGATGCCGGTCTGCGTAATGCAGAAACAGGCATAAAAGATACTGGCGAATCGGCAAAAAAAGCCAAAGAAGAGTTCAAAGATGCAGCCGAAAACGGAGTAATGGTTCTGTCAGGCGCATTGACAGGGCTCGCTGCCGCGTTCGCAGGAGCAGCTGAAAGTTCGAGAGAATACAGAACAGACCAGGGGAAGCTACAAGTAGCATTTGAAGAAGCAGGGTTTTCAGCAGGACAAGCCAAAGATGCATTTGTCGAAATATATTCTATATTAGGTGAAGACGACACATCTGTAGAGGCAGCGAACCATTTGGCCGAACTAACAAATAATCAAAAAGAATTAGCTGCATGGACAGGCGATATTTTGCCAGGAGTTTTCGCAAAGTTCGGAGATTCCCTGCCGCTGGAAGGGCTAACGGAAGCGGCAAACGAAACCGCCAAAGTAGGAACTGTAACAGGTACGTTAGCCGATGCATTAAACTGGGCTGGAGTAAACGAAGAACAGTTCAATGAATCACTGGCGAAATGTTCAAGCGAACAAGAACGACAGCAGCTAATAACCAAAACCCTGACAGAACTATACGGGGACGCCAGCAGGGCGTATAAAGAAACTAATGCGGAAGTAATAGAAGCTAATAAGGCGCAAGCGAATTTGACGGACTCAATAGCAAGACTGGGAGAAGTCGCAGAGCCAACCATATCGCGTCTGAAAAACATATTAGCTGATTTAATCGATGTTATTGCAGATGCGGTAGATGGATTTAATGATTTGCCAGAAAGCACGCAAAATGTAATTTTAGCCATAGGCGGCATAGGAATTGCGGCGGGTCCAACAATAAAAGGCGTAACATCCGTAACTAATGGAATATCGAAGCTGGGCAAAGGATTAAGGGCATTCTTCTCCCCTGCTAAAACGGCAGCTACAGCAGTATCCGGAGTAGGGACCGCAGCAGTAGGAGCCACAGCAGGAGTGACGGGCATATCTGCAGCATTCAAAGGATTTGCGGCGGTTTTATCAGCAAATCCCATCATTTTAGTTACAACTGCGCTAGCAGCACTAGCGATCGGAATTGGAATCTATGTGAAAAATACAATTGAAGCCAATACTGAAACGGGAAAACTAAAAGCAGAGCTAGAGGCTGCGCAGGCTGAAATGGAAGAGTATACGTCTACTATGGGCAGCCTAAAGGAACAGCGCGACGAAACGTTGTCTGACAATGCATCTGAATTTACATACTATGAAAGTCTAAAAAAAGAGCTGGATGAAATAGTAGACAAAAATGGCAAGGTTAGCGACGGATACGAAGGCAGAGCACAGCTAATAACCAATGAGCTGTCTGAGGCGCTAGGCATAGAGATAGAGATGAATGACGGCGTCATAAAAAGCTACGACAAGTTGTCCGATTCCATCGACAAAACGATGGAGAAAAAGAAGGCTGAGGCGTATATTTCGGCAGGTGAAGAGGGTTATCAAGAAGCCATTAGAGCAGAGCAAGGACTGGTTGAAAATTTAACAGTCGCGCGAAAAAATTTAGAAGCAGCAGAAAAAGAATATCAAGAAGCAAAAGAAAAAGGTTCATTGTATAGCATAGAAACGTCCCGAAAAGAGAGGGATGAAATGCAAAAAATATATGACGACTATATGAAGCAGTATCTGGAAAATAATGAAATTATAGAAGACCAGGAAACTGCTATGCAAGAATTTTTAGAGGGCAATTACGAGGCCGTTTATCAGGACGCATTTGGCACACAGAAGGCTATAAGCGAAATGACAAAATCTGAGACAAATGCAAGAATAAAAGAAGTGCAAGAGACTGAGGCCATATACAGAGATCTATACAAGCAGACCGGTGACGAAACATATAAAATCATTGCCGACAACAATGCAAAAGAAATAGAACAACTAGAGGAGCATTTGACGGATTTAGCGGCTGTCGCCGAAAGCGACAACACGTTTGTAAATTCAACAAGAGAATTGGCCAATAAAGGATACAGTGCATTTAATAGCATTCCCTGGAGCAATGCAGGAAATGAAATAATTAACGGCGTAAATGAGGGCATGAGAAAGCAGGCGCAAAAATTACGAGATACCGCAGCATATGTTTCAGGACAGGTTATAAATGCCTTTTACGGCGCGTTAGACATAAATTCACCATCAAAACTAATGAGAGATAAAGTCGGCATTCAAATTACTGCAGGAATAGCTGCCGGAGAAGAAAAAGGAATCCCATTAATAAAAAAGGCAAACGAAGCTATCGTGAAGGAAGTTGCCAACATGAAAATGCCGAGCGTGAATTTAGGAGGCGTTTCAGGTACTGCTGGGGACATCAGCCCAGCGCCTATGATGTCGTCAGAAGACAGGGCGATAAATCTAACAGTATACAGCGTGCTAGACGGACAAATCATATCCAAGATGGTGCAAAAAGATATATCTAAATCACAATCCGGGATGATGCGAGCCAAAGGGGTGGTAATTGGATGAGCTATAGCATGAATTATAACGGGACGAATGACAAGGATTTAGGCATTCTGGTGATAAAGAGACCGAATATTCCCACGCCAGAGGCCAAAATAACACAATGGAATATCGCCGGAAGAGATGGGGCACTGATTTCAAATGATGGATTTTATGACGATATAATAATCTATATCGAATTGAATTTTATGACAAAAAAGACGGAATGGAACACTAGAACGAGACAGATAAAAGAATGGCTGCTGAATAGACAAGGAAATAAAAGGCTATTATTTTCAGATGACAGCAGTGTTTTCTTTAAGGTAAAAAACGTTAGTATAGGAAAAATCCAGCGCACATCTGACAGAATCGGGGTTTTAACCCCGATGTTTACGTGCGAACCGTATACATACATGCTAGCCGGCCAGAACCAATATGACGCTTCAGCTGTTGAACAGAACCCATATATGACATCACATCCTATTTACCAAATAACCGGCGAAGGAATGTGTACGCTAACTGTGAACGGCAATGAAATGGCAGCTAATGTCGGGCAGAATCTGACAATTGACACCGACCTGATGATTGCATACCGTCAGGATGGCGTCCTGCAGAACACTGCTATAACTGGCGACTATGAGGACCTGTACCTGCTGTCGGGAGATAATGCAATCAGCATAACAGACGGATTTAATTTAAAAATCATTCCAAATTGGAGGACGCTATGATTCAGATTTATTCAGCAACAAATGCAAATTTTGAACAAAACGGCGATAGTGTTCTACTGCCGATAAACTGTCTGATTACAGCATCTATAAACCAATCCTGGACGATAGAAATCACCCACCCGATAGACAGCGAAGGTCGCTGGAAATATATAGAGGAAGAAGCGGTAGTAAAAGCCCCGTCGTTCAATGGCGACCAGCTGTTTCGGCTGAAAACAGTCACTAAAACCGACACACAGATAACGGCTACCGGCGAGCCAATTTTTATGGACGCAATGGATGACTGTTTTCTGGTCGATGTCAGACCGACAGAAAAAAACGGGCAGCAGGCCCTGGACATTATGACGGCACCAAATAGCAAATACACGGGGCAGTCGAACATCACTAAGCTATCAACAGCATATTATCAGTTCAAAAACCTAATCGAAGCCATAAACGGAGATGATGACAATTCATTCATCAACCGTTGGGGTGGCGAGATATTTTTTGATAATTTTAAAATCATCATCAACGAAAAAATCGGCACCGATAACGGCGTTGAAATTAGGTACGGGAAAAACATTCCGGTCGACGGATTCAGCCAGGAAGTAGATACCAGCGCAGTCATAACCCGGATATATCCAAAAGCGTTCAACGGCTATACTATGACAAATAGCGGTTACGTGGACAGCGATTTGATAAATAACTACCCGACCGTCAAAGCGGCAACCATCACGTTTGACGACGTAAAAATGGCAGAAGATGCCCAGGAAGATGATGCCGCAAACGGCATCATCATTTGCAACAATCAGACGGAACTAGATACGGCGTTGACGCAAAAATGCAATGAACAGTTTGCCGCCGGAGTAGACAAGCCAAAGGTGACGATTAACTGCCAGATGGTACAGTTGGCTAATACTGAACAGTATAAGGATTACGCTGTAATTGAAACCGTTAGCCTGGGCGATACGGTTCACTGCATCAATAACCATCTGGGCATAAGAACCGATGCCCGTGTCATTTCATTGACATACGACAGCATACTGAAAAAAGTGGATTCTGTCGTCATAGGTGATTATGAGTACAATTATTTCAACAACGTCACATCAACGGTGAATCGTGTTGAATCAGCTATCAGACCGGACGGTACAGTAATGGCTGAACAGATTTCGGGGTTCATAAACGGCGCGTTTGCACAGCTGCGTTTGCAAAACAGCATCGCCCAAAAACAAAACGTTAGGGCGATACTATTTGAGGATTTAGACCCAGATAGTTCAACATTCGGCGCCATGTCAATAGGAACCCAGGGGCTGCAGATATCCCGTCAGCGTAACCCCAACAACAACGACTGGATTTGGACAACAGCAATGACGGCGGAAGGGCTAATTGCTAATATCATAGTAGCCGGATTAATAGCAGACAAAACCGGCAAATCCTACTGGAATCTAGATACAGGTCAATTTGTAATAGACGAGGGGACTATAACGGCAGGGACCATTAACGGTGCGACCATTACCGGCGGTACAATCATAAACGAAGCGTCAAATCCGTCATTGCAGGTAGACATTAAAATAGAAAAGGGCCATATATCCAGCGAGGGAACGGTGCTGGGCGTTCAACGTTCGCTAGATTTGTATAATGGCGCGATAACGTTCAACTTTGTTTGGGGTAACGACACCGGAACCGTCACCATAAACGGTTCAGGAATCAATATGACGCATGGCGATGCAGCGGACGGCGATACTGCATCGCTGCAATATGCAGATGCTGGATGGACATTCATGCTGCTAAATTCAAATGGAGACAGAACAGACGCATCGCCTGGACATTTATCCGTCTACCGAGATGGAAAATATATCATCAATTACTAATAGGGGGTGATTAGATGAACACAACCGTAGATTTAAATGTAGCCAGCTACAAACTACCAGTGCTGGTACACTACGTACAGCATTCTACGGAAATACCAATAGATTTCGTAATTAATGATTATGAAATACCATCGGGCGCAACAGCCCGTTTTTATTTGCGTAAACCGTCCGGGAATGAAGTATATAATGACTGCACCATATCAGGGAACACAGTTACGCTGCAACCTACCGCCCAAACATTCGCAGAAAAAGGTTTGCAAAAGGCACAGCTGCAGTTGATGATTGAGGATAAGTTCCTGATTTCGTTCCCAATAGATTTTGATGTAGCTGAAAACATCATAGACAGTTCAGCAATCGAATCATCAAACGAATATGGCGCGCTGGAATCACTACTGCAGGAAGCGCAGACCAATATACCGGCAGCGGGTGAAGCAGCTACAGCAGCCAATCAGGCAGCACAGGCAGCGAATACTGCAGCCAGTACAGCTAATCAAGCGGCAGAAAATGCAAGCAGTGCTACTACAGCCGCAACTAATGCCGCCAGCGCTGCAGCGATAGCCGCAGGACAGGCGAACAGCGCAGCTGGCGCGGCAAATACTGCCGCTGGGGAAGCTAATACCGCCAGGGATTCCGCGAATACGGCCGCAAGTGCAGCCAATCAGGCGGCGCAAAACGCAAACAACACGGCTGCCGCTGTTCAAAATCAGCTAGTGCCAACGGGCGGAACCCAAAATCAGATACTAACAAAAGGCGCAAGCGGTCCTGAGTGGTCTAGCGAAATCAATCTACCCGGCACAGCTGGGTCGTTAAATATCGGCGATATAGATTATTCAATGACTGAATCCGAATATCAGCAGCTGGCGACACTGCTAGGGATATCAACGACATAGGAGGTGATGTTATGAGGCTGTTTAACATTATAAATGCATTAGCCACAAAATTTGCACCATTTTCAGCATCAACGTTTCAAAACGTTGGGGAGAACTATAATTCGGCGAATCTAATTTTTTACCAGGGCACATGGCTAACGCCTAGTAGATTCCCTAACGCTGCGTTTTTGGTAGTTTTAACGTCAAAATATAGCCAAAACAAAACCAGCATATATAGCATTACAACAGGAAGCACTGACAACACAGAGGAAATTTCTGTGCTACAAATGGCCGCGTCATCGCCCGCACCACAATTAGTAAAGACGACATCTGGCGGCATAGCTGTAATTTGGCCATCTGGCAGCGGAATAACAGACGATATATCGGTTGGAATAATCGGTTTAAAAGGTGTCGGGGGGGGTACTACCTAGCACCGAAAGGATGGTGGCGGTATGAGACTATTCACCATCCTATTAGACCTAGCCAGCCGCATATCCACGGGCGAGAACTGGATACAGATAGGACCGTTTTTGATTCAGTTCGGCAGCGTGCAAATTCAAACTACAGCTGCAACGGATACAACAAATGGTTTTGGAAGTACTACGTTGACGTATCCAAAAGCCTATTCGACTGCCCCGAGAATATGGCTACAAGACGACATTGGTGGCGACTATTTAGGGTCATGTGCGCCGGCAAATATTACCACTCAAAATGTCATGATAAGGGTAATACATACAAGAGAACGGCAAACCAATATAAATATTGCCTGGTTGGCTATAGGTCTGGCCTAACCCTAAAGGGGGTGGCAGCATGAGATTATTTAACATACTGAGTGCCCTCGCGCAGAGAAAAAATGTGTTTTTAATAAAAAACGCTACAGTTGCTGCACCAGAGACTGCGGGCACATTCGACGTCGCATCAATCCAAGTCACAGAGCCTGGGGTGTATTTAGTCGGTGAAATGCTGCAATCGTCAATCGGGAATGATGATATATTACTCGTTACAAGCATCGCAACAACAGGGAAATATCTAACGCAAGAAACCACTGCTCGCGGATCCATGAACAGTGGTGGCGGCGTTGCCGCATTGGCGCTCATGGAACTAAACGTAGGAGACACAGTAACCGGCAAGGCCTATCAAGGACAGGGCTGGCCTGCGTGGAACGCTCGGATGTCGCTTTTCGTCATAAAGCTAGTGGGGGGGGTAATTAGCACCCTAAGAAGGGCGGTGATAGTGTGAGGCTATTCACCGTTTTGTTATACCTAGCCCAAAAATTAGGGGCTATGAAAGGTTACGTCGTAGAAGAGGGCACATCTGGCATCTGGCGGTACAAAAAATGGAGCAGCGGGCTAATGGAGGCGTGGATGTATGAAAGGAACACATTTGCTGTGACACCGGTGGAAGTTTTGGGAGGCTATTACGGTAGCACTACAATTAACACCCCAAGCGGATTTAAAAGCCGCCCGACAGGATTCGCCTCAGGGTATCTGGGTTCAGGCATTGGATTTGCGATGGTTAGCAGAAATACAGTGACACGAGTTAATGTGGGCATATTATCGAATGCGAATAATGCAACAATGACACTAGAATCCCTATACATTTATGGGACATGGAAATAAGGAGGTATGATAAAAAGTAAACAGTTGGGTGATTCGAGAACTCTAAATGCTGTTGTACAATAGATACAGCAGTAGGACAGAG